CAATGTCGGAGGAGTCATCAAGCCGCATTTCTGCAAACTCAATCACTTCCTTAATCTCTTTGGCCTTTTCGGAAAGCCCAGCCGCATCCTTGATGGACGCAAACGGGTTGTCCTTCACCTCTTCTATCGCTTTAACAGTGGTATCACTTCGACGGGCAAGCTCGCCTTCCAAGAGGCGCACGCGCTCCTCGGCTGCTTTTCGCTTTGCCGTTAGCTCACCGTAGCGAGCCACCGCCTTACTTCCGATGGACTTAGCCAGTTGACTAAGCTCATCTTCCGAAAGGTCGTCTAAGTTTCCAGACTTAGCTTTTGAAAGAACGTCCTGTTTCGTAGCTTCCGGCGCTTCCCCCTCGGCTTCTGGCTTTTCAGCCTTCTCCGTGGATTCCGCCTCCTTCTGCTTTTCGGCCTCAGATTCTGCTTTCGCAGTACCCTTACCGGCGAGTCGTCGTTGGATGAAATCACCCTCAGACATGTTATCTGTTTTCACTACTTTTTCTGGGGCCGTAGCGGTGGACCTTGATTCTGGTTCAGACATATTTGTTCCGCCAACTTAACGCCATGGCGACTGCGATGGGGCCATTGTAGGGTATATGCTTGACAGACAGCACATCTTCGCCACTTTGGGCGTTATAGGCGGCAGCACGTAGAACTCGTACCCGTGCCAGATGGCCCTTTGCAGGGTAGCGGATTAACGACCCGCCCGCCTATTTCATCCGCCTACGGATGTTCTCCCAATCGCCATAGCGAAGGATGTCATCGTAAGCCTGGATCCTGCCCGCAATCTGCTGCACCTGGTCGGTGGTAGCACCCCGCAAGTCGCCAATAGCGGTCTCGCGGGAAACATGCACTTGGGACATAAAGCGTTGGAACGCCTCAATATGCCCAAGATGGTCTAAGTCCTTCTCGTCCTGAGTCATCACTCAATACGATAGGCAACAATTGAAGTGCCAATGGCCGTAGCCGTGATGGTGCCAACTCCCAAGCCAGCCGACACGTTGGCAAACAGCGTCACCGCGTCATCCACCGCCGTGGTCGTGTAAACAAAGGGTGGGATGGAAACGATGCCGTAGCTGTTCGTGAGCGTCGTAGCCACCGGCAAGTCAATGACAACAACAGCCGAAAGGTCAGCAGCGGTGTTGTTGGTCCGCCGCACCTTCAACGTAGCCGTCTCCGCAACTACCGTAGCCCCGGCATAAGCCAGATGCACTTGGCCAAAAAGAAGATAGGTGCCAGCTTGCGCCAACACAATAGCCGGGTCAGTTGTCCCAAAATCCACAGCCGCAGCCGTGTTAGTTAACGTATAAACCGTTCCCGCACCATAAGCCGTATTCGTGTAGCTGTTGCTATTCAGCCGCTCAAAGGAGCTAACAAACTTCCATTCCGTAAGGCCGCGAATAAGCTCAACGGCCCCGTAAGGCCCAAGAACGATGCTGGTGAGGCCGTCCACCGTGTCGGAGCCATAGGCCGTCCACGTTTGATCGGAGGCTGTGTCGTTCTTCAGCAACACGCTGTCGCGGCTTCCGAAGGCGGGGATGGTTCCCGTGCTAGTGTCATTGCCTAAGACGTAACGCTCGGCGGCTTGCTGCTTGGTGACGGTGATGCTCATTTTAGTAGTTTACGGTGTTAGCTGTCTGAGTGGCAACGTCGCCCATGTTTGCGGGAGCGGTGCCAATTTTGCCGATCTCAGCGTTCTGTTGCTGCTGGATGGCGAAGGAATACTGGGCAGAATACTTCTCTAGGCGGGTGCGGAACGACTCGTCCTGCTGCAACCGCTGCGTAATGTCGGGCTGCGCGGCGTATTGCTTGATGATGTCTAGGGCCGATGTCGCCCCATTGGGCCGTGCGCCCACCTCAATGCCAGAGAAAATCTTGGTAAGATCGTCCGTAACGTCCTTCACCATCTTGTCTTGCGCGGCCTCTACAGGCTGAAGAATAGCGTCTGCAAGCATTGGATTGATAGCATTAGCGGCAAATTCAATGGCACTATCCAGGTTAATACGGCCACTGCGGTCGTAAGGCACCAAAGCCAAAAGCTGCTCAATCTGTTTCTCACCCGTCTCTGGGTCTGTGTTTTGAACGTCAAAGGAAATGGCAATGTCAACGTCGGAGTCTGGATCTCCCTTGTTGTAGGTTTGGGCATCTGGCACGCCCGTAACGCGGAAATAAAGCTGTTCTGGGCCAAACCGCTGATAGGCGTTGTAAGCGGCCTTAATCACTCCTTGAACGTGGGCAAGGAACTTATCCACGAAATACTGACGCCGGGAGGCAGAAAGCGGGTTCTCAAAGTCCAGCCCCATGAGCTTGTCTGCGCTGGCAAGGAGGGATTGTTCCATCTCCACGCTGCCGGGGTTATAGGCCGGGGTTGGACCCCATTCGTAGTCTCCCTGCCGCATCCGGCCAATCTTCTTGCCTGGACCCCAATCTGGCGGCGGCTTGCCAATCGGGTGCATAAGCGGAGGCATCGTAGCCATGCTATTGCGGTCGGTGCGGCTATCCCGCTCCACCTTAACGCCCCACTGGATGCCCCGCAGAAGCTCTGGCACGGTCTGGAGGTCATACAGCCGCTTGTTGTCCTCGGACAGCCGGGTGACGATGAAGGGGTAGTCCTCGTAGCCGTTTAAAAGCTCAAACTTAGCATGGCCGGGCACATCTCCCTTGCCGGTAAAGAGCGGAGACATCACCGTAAGGTAGATGCCTTGGCTTCCGTCTTCTTGGTCAACGAGGCGCTGATAGACGTAGAGAACGTCAATTAGCTCGTCATTCTGCCATTCCGCAACGCTGGATCGGGTGGCCTGTTCTGCCGGGTTGCCGCTCACAACGTCGGTGCTTTGCCCCCTAAAGTGCTCAACGCAGTAGTCCGCCCATTCGCGGTTCCAATCGGACACTTCTACTTTGTTGAGAATCTCTTGCACCGTCATCCGCGTCTTGTAGAAGACGTAGGGAGCACGCTGCGGGTCCATGCAATACGGCGGAAACAGCACATCGCCGTCTGGGGCACAGGTTTTAACGCAAGGCCGGTCAATGTCGCGGCGCGTCACCGTAAGCTCACAGGTGCCCTTGGCGCGAAGCTGGTTGATGGCTTTCTTGGCCCGCTTGTCCTTGAGATCGGGGAACACCGACTTAAGCATGGCAATCACCCCTGCGTCGTCGCTGCCGTCTAGGATAACGGAGGCAAGGCGGGGGTTGCTGGCGGCAATGTCCTCAAGCGAGAACTTCTGGAGGTATTTGTTTTTCTCGCGGTCCCAGCCAACGTAGGTGATCATCAGCCCACGCTCAAGCAGGTAGTTGGACGCAAGCTCCATCTCCTGCTTAAAGCGGGGGATGTATGAGGCAATCATCCACTTAAGGAAGCTAGAGGTCACCTTGGCCTGCGCCATATCGCCCACCTCTACCGGATAGGCTCGGATGTTGGCGCGGTTGAGGGACGTAAGGCACAGGGCAACGTAGGCGTTAATCCGCTCGTTTATGACGTGAACCTCGGTGTCTGACGCCCCATCCCACGGGAAAGAGTCAGCCCCGTGCTTGCGCAGGTCTTCGCTCTTACCCGGCCAGTAGTTGCGGCGTTCGTCGTAGGAACGGCTACACTGGCTAAAATACTCAGAAAGCTCCGTAACGGTGTTATCATAAGCCGTCTTTAGGACAACAACGTCTGGACCCTTTTCGTTGTAAAACGTCAGGGCTTTCTCTTCGTCACTTTTTTGCATTAGGATGGCGGCGCTTTATCTGGCGAATCATACCATGCCAAAACGATACGGGCATGGCCAACTTGTCTGTCAGCACGCGCTCAGACAGTTCTTGCCCCCCGCGCCCGCAATGACGTTGAAGAAGCTCCCAGCCGGCCAGCCGGTCGGTTTGCTCGGCAATCCACTTGGGGTCAGTCGTAATATCAGTGGGAGAGTGATTCATGCCTAAAAGTCGTTCCTTTGATGTCTTTAATTGCTTCTACCGTAAAGTATTTACCAACAAGCCTATCCTGCATTTTGCGCGGGATGGCAACGGGAATCTTGCCCTTGAAGGTGTCGATGGTGCAATACAACCAGCGGGGATTGGGCGCTGTCTTAACCCCGTAGGCTTCGTAGCGGTGGGCCACGGTGAGCGGGGATTCCTCGCTTTGGCGAATGAGGTCTGTTCCGGCCTCAGTGAACCAAGTGTTCTTGCCCTTCCCGGTGGACATTCCCGGCTTTATCACCTTAGCCGCTTGGGCAAGTAGTTGCTCAACATCTATCTTCATTTCCTCGGCTAAGGCCGTGCATTTAGTTTTCATGGTTATCAGATTCAAAGGGATTGGACAGCTCCGTTAATGCGCGTTCAAGTCGCGCCTCTTCTCGCTCAAGCGCGATGCGTTCCTTCTCAAGCTCAAACTTTGCCTCGGCGTATTTCGCTTCCACATCCCTCTGTGCATTACGAACCTTCGCCTTCTGCTCCAATACGTTTAGCTCACACTCTTTTACCTTTAGTTCCTTTTCGGTCATACAGATAAAGCGTTACTCCAGCACCTCCGTTAACATTCCCAGGCCCTTCTTGACCAGTAGTTTGCAGACAGCTTGCCCTCGCCGCCCTTGATGCCAGCAGATCGGGCGCAATAGCTTTTCTTTCGGGCAGGGCTCCCCTTCTTGATGCTCATATTGGCATCACCGAAGCGGACGATCTTCTCTACGCCATTGGCGCAGGCTTTGACAACAGACTTCTTCCCGCCCTTAACGTCTCGGCGCGGAACATTACATTTCATGTCTTTCTTATTCATGTTAATAGCTTCCTCCTGATTGTTTCATGGCACCAAGCCACTTGGGGTCCACGTATCGAATGTCAGCGATAGCAGCATAGCGCACGCAGTCCAGCGGGTCCTTCCACGCCTCATCTTTGCCGCCATCCCCTGTGTATTCTTGGATGGAGCGGATGATGTTCTCGCAGCGGTCGGAGATGTAGAAGCGCGGCCTATTGCTCCCGTCTAACGGCAGCTTGCGGTTGTAGGCCATCTTGTTGTGCAGCGCCTGCAATCCGTCCTCGATGTCCAAACCGGGAGCCGGGACAAATGGAAGGCCAGCATCGGCCAAATCCTCAATGATGCAGCTCACCCCTGTAGCAGCTTGATACTTGGCGGCACCTAGGCGCGGATCTATCAGCCGTTCCATAATCTCCTCCCGATTCTCGCGCTCCATCTGCATTATCAAATCAACGTATTGGGCTATTCCCTCAATGTTCCCATCCCGCTTTGCACCCTCACCGGGAGCCCACTTTCCGCCACGCCATTCAGCCCAATCCCCGTGAGATGCGTCAGGCCACTCCCTGTAGATCCACCATGTATCGGTAGAGTCTATGGCTATCCAGCACATAAACCACTTCTTCCGCCCAGCGGGGTCTAGCACCATGTATCGAGTAACATTCTCTGTTGGAATGGCTTCGTGCTTAACAATGTTCACCTCGCGGGAGAATGACGGGAATTTGCTGGAAATGCTCTTGGTGGGGACGCCGTAAAGCCGGCATAGAATCCACGCCTCATCCCCCTTAGACAGGGCTTCCTTCGCCACACGATCATAGCCAGAGAAGGGATTGTCTATCGTGTGTAGATAGATGATGGCGGCATCCTTATCCTTACACTCCTGGATGTATGGCAAAGTCCTGTTGTTCAACAACTCGGCGTTCTTTGTTTCTATCGTCTTAGCCCCGTCAAGGAAGGCGCGGATGGTTTCAGAATACCCATCAATCGGGGTGAAGGTGAGGAGCATCTTGGCGTTGCGGGTGGCAAGCCGGAATGCAAGGGTGTCAATTAGCTCCGGTCCCCCAAGGTATTCATCGCACCACGCCCCGAG